AAGATAGTCACTACGCAAAAAAATATGCAATAGAAAGGAGACTTCCCAAAGGAAGTCATAAAGACCTTTATTTTGCACAGGATTTTAAAAAGTTTGTGTCGGAAGTAAAACCTGACTATAATAAGAAACTTTTAGATAATGACGATAGATTGATTATCCCGTTTAGAACAGAAAATGGTGATTTATTTGCTTTTCAAGGAAGGGCTTTGGGTAAAAATTCTCTCAGATATATAACTGTAAAACTGGATGATGAATTAAAGCTATTTGGTCTTGATAAGGTTGATAAAAAAGAAACTATATATGTAGTAGAAGGGCCGATTGATTCATTGTTTTTAAAAAATTCTGTTGCAACTGCGGATTCTAATTTAATGATTGCCGAATTCTTGGGAAAAGATAAATTAGTATTGGTCTATGACAACGAACCTAGAAATTCAAATATCGTAAAGCAAATTCAAAAAGCAATTGATAGAGGATTTAAGGTTTGTTTATTCCCGGATTCTTTCGGATACAAAGATATCAATGAAGCTGTGATAAATGGCTTGACTAAACCAGAGATTCATCGTATTATAGATAATAATACGTTTGAAGGTCTTCGTGCCAAAATGGAATTTATTAATTGGAAAAAATGTTAGAAGAGTTAAAAGCTTGGCAGAACTATGTATCCTCGCCAAAAAAAGAACTAGATGGGCTTCCCATTTGCCCATTTGCCATGTCTGAAAATATTAATTTTGAAATAATAAAGTCTGATAAAGAACTTTTGATCCAAATATTGAAAAAGGAAAAAGAAGGCGTTAATTTGTTTATGATGGTAGATAAAAATAAAAAATTAACTTCAGAATCTGCTGAATCTTTGGTGAATTTTTATAATTCTATATCAGACAAGTATAGGTATTTTGTTGATGATTATAATAATCCTCAATATATGAATGGGGTTAACACGGGAAATGGCAAATATATAATTATAATAGCTCAAAAAAATAATATATTAAACGCCGCAAGAAATAAATTAAAAAAAACTAATTATTATTCTTTCTTGGATAAAGAATACTTAAAGAAAATTGGAGTAAATGATGATTGAAGCGAAAGTTATAAAAGATAGTCTATCGCCAGAAGGAGTTAGACTCACTACTTTTGAATTAAAATATCCTAGATTTATTCTAGCAGAATTTAATACTCATAGAGTATTTTCAAGGAATTCCGCTTCGTCAAGAGCAATTCCAGTAAAAAAACTAATTAAAGATGTTATTACCGATCCTGTAATTCCTGTATTCTGGGGTAAGAATCGACCCGGAATGCAAGCAAAGGAAGAACTTGATGGTAATAGTTTATCTTTGGTGCAGATGTTATGGAGATTCTCCAGATATCCAGCCTGTATCTTTGCTTATATATTGACTAAGTTAGGATTGCATAAGCAGATTGCCAATAGAATTATAGAACCTTGGATGTGGACGAAAACTATTGTAACTGCAACCGAATGGGATAATTTTTTCGAATTGAGAGTTCATGAAGATGCTCAACCAGAAATTTATGCTCTTTCTGCTTTGATGTATACAGAATATCTAAATTCCATTCCAACTAAGTTAAATTATGGAGATTGGCACCTACCATATGTAACTGATGAGGAAATTTGTAATAATCTAATGGTGGATTGTATTCAAATGTCTGCGGCAAGATGTGCAAGAGTTAGTTTTCTCACACATGACGGAAAAAAACCATCAAAAGAAAAAGATTTCGGCTTGTATGAAGATTTAGTTGGTTCGACTCCAATTCATGCTTCTCCAACCGAACATCAAGCAACTCCAACCAAAAATAAGGAATATAATAAGAATTTTAGAGGTTGGAAACAACATAGAGCAGATATCGAACATAAATTTAATAAAAGAGGTATATAATATGAGTAAAAATGTCGTTGATCTTAATCGTTATATGGAATTTGTTGCTTCAGTAACAAGTAATGAATCCAATGATATCGAATTTCTAATTAATCGCCTACAGAGTCTACAACAGCAGAAAGATGCTAATATTTCTTTATTGCTCACCGCCGCTTTGGGTCTTGGATCAGAAGGTGGAGAATTTCAAGAAATTGTAAAGAAAATTGTTTTCCAAGGTAAACCTTTAGATGAAGATAACAAATACCATATGTCTAGGGAGCTTGGAGATATAGGGTGGTACTGGATTAATGCGTGTCGTTCACTTGGTCTTGATCCAAATGAAGTTCTTTCTGGTAATGTTAATAAGTTAATTAATCGTTATCCTGCCGGGAAATTTGATGTTCATTATTCAGAAAACCGACAAGATGGCGACCTCTAAGGTTTATGTACTGATAGAAGAAAGTAGGTATATAAAACCTAGACGGTTTAGGATTATTTCTATATTTGATAGTGCGGAATCTGCCGAAAAAGACTATAAAAACTATAAAAAAGGAATACCCTGCGACGAATATCCTTATGATATTGTCCTAGAAGAATGGGACGTAAAGAATGGATTTAAAAATTAAAAAACTTATATTTGAAGCAAATGGATTCTATCAGGATTGTTGCGATGCTGATACCATTTGTTTTGAAGAAAAAAATTTAATTAAATTTGTTGAACTGTTAATAAGAGAAAGTGAAGAATCCGAAGACATTGATTTTATTACAGTTCAAAATCTATTAGAATACTTTGGATTTTTGAATGATACTAAATAAAATTACCACGAATTTACAAGAACAAGAAGTTGACATTGAACAACTCTCAAATACCGATATTTACATATCAGGAAATTTAGATATTGATAGTCTAGAAGAAGTATTTGCTTCTTTGGATGGATACAAGATAGAATTTGCAAGAGAAGAACCAATAACATATAATTAAGGAAGAACAATGGAAGAATATCTAGGCATTAAAATTTCACCAGAGCGAGATAATTTATTTGACTCGTTGGGCATCAAAAGACTTCAAGAATCTTATATGAAAGATACAGAAACGTCTCCACAAGAGCGATTTGCTTTTGTTGCAAAATCTTTTGGCTCCAATTTAGAACATGCTCAGAGATTATATGATTATGCTTCCAAGCACTGGTTAAGTTTTGCTACTCCAATTCTTTCATACGGTAAGTCTAAAAATGGCTTACCAATATCTTGTTTCCTTTCTTACATGCAAGACAGTTCTTCTGGTCTTGTTGATACTCTTTCTGAGGTTAATACTCTTTCGATGCTTGGTGGTGGAGTTGGTATTGGTGTAGATATTCGTTCGGCAGATGATAAATCTGTTGGTGTTATGCCCCATTTAAAAATCTACGATGCGTCTTGCCTAGCGTATCGTCAAGGTAAGACTCGCAGAGGTTCGTATGCGGCATATCTAAGAATTGATCATCCCGATGTTTTAATGTTCCTCGAAATGCGTAAACCAACAGGTGATCAAAATATTAAATGCTTAAATCTTCATCATGGGATTATTGTGACAGATAAATTCATGAATATTATCGAACAATGTATGATTGATCCGGACTTTGATGATACTTGGCAATTATATGATAAGCATGATACCAATAGAGTAAGAGAAAATGTTTCTGCCAAAGAATTGTGGCAAAAGATTTTGGATTTAAGAATGCAGACTGGAGAACCCTATATTCTCTTTATTGATACTGCCAATGAGCAGATGCCAGAGTTTCAAAAAAATCTAGGGTTGAGGATTCAACAATCAAACATATGTTCTGAAATTCTTCTTCCTACTGATCATGAAAGAACTGCGGTTTGTTGTTTATCTTCAGTTAATCTAAGATATTATGATGCTTTTAAAGATAATCAAATTTTCTTTAGAGACATAGCAGAAATGTTAGATAATGTACTAACTACTTTTATTGATAACGCTCCAGAAGCAATTTCAAGGGCAAAATATTCAGCAATGAGAGAACGAGCAATCGGCGTTGGTACTTTAGGATTTCATACATATCTACAACAGAATAATATTCCTTTTGAATGTGCTTTGGCAAAATCAAAGAATATGCAGATATTTAAGAATATCAGAGAAAACCTTGAAAGGGCGAATTATGAATTGGGTTTTGAAAGGGGAAATTGTCCAGATTTTGAAGAAGGGTATAGAGGAGAAAATGAAACATTTAAGAGATTTTCCCATTTAATGGCAATCGCGCCAACTGCATCTACTTCTATTATTATGGGTAATATTTCGCCTTCTATAGAACCTATTAGGGCAAATGCATATCGTCAGGATACTATGTCGGGCTCTCATCTAAATAAGAATCATGTCCTAGATGATCTAATTAAAGAAAAGATGAAAGGTAATTCCAAGTTAGATTATGATGCTATTTGGTTAGACATCATTTCTAACGATGGTTCTATCCAGCATATGGATATATTTACCGAAGCAGAAAAAGAAGTATTCAAAACTGCTATGGAAATTGATCAACGTTGGGTTGTAGATTTGGCATCAGATAGGCAAAAGTTTATTGATCAAACCCAGTCGATCAATTTATTCTTTAGACCGGA